ATCTTGAATTCTTTGATCATGTCAATGATCTCTTGACGTTCGGCACCAGCAAGTACTCGAGTAAGCAATGCCATTAAAAAATCTTGTATAACTTTTGGAGTATCTGACCGCTTTAGATCAAGACCCATTGCCTTAATTTTTCCTTGTTTGCCAGTTACATCTAGTCGTTTGCCTTCACTGTCAAATATGTTTATTGCATAACGTTTCTTTGTTATAAACAAGCCTCTATCTGCAACACTTTCTCTGCCGCCTTTGATAATTAATCCGTTGTCTCTTGGCACATGAAATGCTTGTTCCATGAATGCAGGCCAACTGCCGTTTAGTTGGTCACTTATAGCATCATAGAGTTGGATACAAATTTCTTTGTTCCATTCCATATTGCCTGCTTCAACATCTTTTTTAATCGCTGGCCAAGCACTGAAATAAACAGAATCTGTGTCTCCATATATAACTGCTTCACCAACATGATCATACTTACCAGTGATTGCTTCGTTTACAAAACTGTCCATGTGATGTGCAATAGCTCTGCCAGTTAGTGTGGTTGACTGTCCGATACGTTTATCAAAAAATCTACAACCAGGGTTAAGTATTGCACCATACAAACTGTTCAAATTGATCTTCTTCACCAACTGACGTTTGTCTAGGAATTCTATTTCTCCTGGATCTGTTGCTTGTCTAAGATTTGCCTGTATCTCTTGACGTTCTCTGTACCAACGTGCTAGTAATCCAGGAACAATACCTTCTTTTTCATAGGTGAATATTGTACCGTTTGCACTTAGTATCCAGGGCTGGTTGCTATCAAATATAATTTTCCATATCTCTGCGGCACTATGTACAGTTTCTTCACCGTTCTCCCAATCAACGGTGATTTCTGTACCACGTTCCTGTTTCATTACTGCGGTATACTCTAGTGTGCCAAATAAGCCTTCCCAAGCCATAGCAAATGAACTTTTAGCATTGATTTTATCCTTGATATAGCGGTTGGTCATTATAGGACGCAGTTGTCCTACTATTGTTTCTGGAGCCATGTTAAGAGCTCTAATAGCACTTGGATATAGACTGTTGATATCAATAGCACCTATCCATTCGTGTATGCCTTTTTTAGGATATGCAACATAAGCACCTGCGGCCGCAGTGTCTTCGTCAGTGAGTCGTTCACGTCTGTTAGGAACAACCATGCCTTGTTCATGTGCCTCATTGATAATTGCTTGCTCTGTAACTGCAACTGCACCCATGGTAGTTTGTAGTAACACTGTATTTGCATGAGCTAGTTCATTTGCTAATGCAATAAAACGCAGTTTCTTATCCAATTTATCTAGCAATGCAGTATCTTGACGTGAGTACTCGATAAACGTTTCAAAATTTTGATTATACAACTGATCCAAAGTGCCTTCGTATGCAGTCTTCTTTTCATCAAGTTCGTGCTCGCCTATAGCATCCAAACTGTAACTGTGTCGTTCTTCGTATGTGTACTTTCTGTACAGTTGCATGTAATCCATATGCACACGACCAATGGTGTCAAACGTTATATTCTCTGCACCAAATCTTTCGAATGTACGTTTCTTTGGAAGTTGACCCCACAAACAAAAACGTCTTGTATCATCTTTGCTTAGTATGCGAGCAGTCCTGTTTACAAGATAAGGTATATCGTAACCCTCACTGTTCCAACCACTGATAACGTCTGCATCTTCTATTAGATCTAAAAATGTTTGTAGTAAGTCTTCTTCACGTTCCAGTAACATTGTGTTTGGGAACTTGTTGCATATTTCTTGTGCAGTTTCCCAACTCAGTGTTTTTGGAGGAAGTACCAGTGTTACTAACTGATCCATCCATTGTAGGTACACACTAATAGCAGTTACTGGATTGAACGGATCAGCAACACTACTGTATCCTCGTACAGGATCAAAGTCTGTCTCAATATCAAAAAATGCAGTTTGTAGTGTTGGTGCGTTTTGGTCTTTGTAGTTTTCTTCAAAGCATCTAAACACAGGATTGATATCTGATTCAAATATATCTTTTCCAGACTGCATACGGAGTTCTTTGCGAAACTCTTTGTTATTACGTGTTGAGAATCTACTCACAGGGTTTCCATAGATACTTTTGTACTTGCCTCTAGGATCTGCATAGTAAAAACAGTATGTGGCAGGATATTCTCGATACTCACGCCTGCCCTCAACTCGTTCTACAACATGTATACGATCTTTTTCTCTATCAAACAGTGCATCAATGTAGCTCATTTTTCTAATACTTTATCAAAAATTTTATTGTAAAATTTACCTTTGCTAAATTCATCTTTGTACTTTTTATTTAGGTTTTTATTATGCATTGCACGATTATACAACTCTTTTGGACTAAACTCAATCGAATCATTTACCAAAATGTCCAATATCATCTGTTGCCGCTGTATCCAAGGATGCTTATCAATCTCTAGCATAAAATCTTCAATTTCGAATCCTATTTGTTTTAATTTTGAAAGCGAATTTTGTTGAGCAAAGAACAAATTGATGCTCGGAAACTGTAACGCTCTTTGTACTTTTTCAGTATAACAACTTGCAATGTGCAAATCTTCTGTAGCATAAGTTTCTAGTGTAATACAATATTTAGAATCTTTAAGATACACTGACAAATCTGCATTTTCTTCAAAGTTTCTATAAGGAACGTTGTGTCGCAAGTCTAAATATGCCTGTTGAAAATGTGGCAATTTTTCCATCATATATTTTTTGTGTATAAAATCGTAAAGTTCTAATCCTTCGAGCTCGGAATAACTTTGAATCTGATACAGTAAAAAACTAACATATCCTTTGTCTAATAAATCATGATGTTGTAAAAAATAAAACCAAGATTGTCTGACTTGATCAACTCGTTGAATAAAACAGTTATACAACTTTGAAGGATTTGACATTAATTGAATATCAAATTGAGATACCATACCAAACAATTCAGTTACTGATAATATTTTAATACTCTGTAAATGTAAATTTGAGTCATCTACTAGATTGTCTGTGATATAAAAAATTTGCTTGTTTTCTTGTACACACAGCTTATCCAACTCGTATAATTCTTTGGATCCTGCCATTAACTCAAACACAGTGAGTTTAACAATTTTTTCTTTTTTGGAGAATCTTATGGTGTTGTATGTTCCGAAAAAATCAACGTTATTTTGCAAACACCATAATTTTATAGTGTTCTCAAAATTGTTCCGATGTTCTCTCCATTCGTACTGATCGACGCTGTCAATCGATTCAATAGGCATTACAGACTATAAGGTCCTTCCTGCAGTGGTAAGTATTTCATCAAGTAGTTCCTGATCTTCTTTTTCTGCAGTGTAACTTGCTTTGTGAGCAATACGTATCGCTTTTTTAAGCACACTTGGTTTGATTTGTAGTTCTTCAGCAATTGATTTCACTGTGTCATTAAGCCCTTCGTTTAAGGCTTCTACTTCGCTCATTACACCCATACCTTCGTTGATGATTTGTGTAAGTTTTGCTTTTTGTTCTGAGTCAAATTGGGTTGTCATGTAAATACTCCTTTGTATAATGCATTATAAAGGCTAAAGGCTAAGCTGTCAACACATTTTTTTGGCAAATTTGGCACTTTAAAAACCAGGGTAGCGATTACTTGGTTCTATGGCAGGTCCCTCCATATATCCTAAGGATTATCTACGGTCCTAAGGATAAATCCATTCTAATAATTTATCTGCAATTAGCTGATGACCTAAAATATTTGGATGTGCAAAATTAGGTTTTATGTATATATTGTTTTCTACATTTGTTAAATGTTCTGCATTGTGACTTGCGGCTCCAAACCAATCAGCGGCAGTTTCTTGACCTTTGCCATAAATTTTATCAAGGTTAACTCCTTGAAGCCATCGTGGATATTTTACCCATCCACTAAAGTAAAAGTCTTTGATATTGTAGAATTTGCACCATGTTTGTAATGCTATAACAGTTGTTGTGCTACGTAAGATTGTATGTTCGTTTGTGTGAAAGTGCAGGAAAAAATCTTTTATAAATTGTTTTGCATCCTCAGGCCAGTGTGCTCGTTCTTCAGAGTTTGCATTCAATGATGCAAACCTTGGTAAATGTGCAGTTCGTGCTGGGTTAGTTAAATGAATTATTGCAGTAACATCATCTGTATCTTTCCATTTGGTTTGCAAGTAATTTTGTAACTGATACAAAGTATCTTCGTTACTAGCCCCAGCTGAACCATAGTTACACAGTTGATCAAAATTACCTTGTTTCTTTATGAGATTTCCATAGGGCAACTGTCCAAGATCTGCTTTGAGTTCACCGCCTTGAGGCCAACTATCACCTAGTGTTAAAAGAACTTTCTGCATTTTTTGCCTTGTTTATTGATTCAATAATTTCATTGTTTGCTCGTGACGAAGGACAAAATTTACACTGCGGGATCACATCGTCGATATTATAGATAAAATCTCTACCATACGTATCAAATTGATGAGCACTCAATGGTTGATAACTGTGTAGCAATTTTCTATCTTCCTCGCTTATATCAAACTTGTGTTGATCATCAAATTCAGGAAACAGAGCAACTGGGCCACACTTATATAATTTTGCTTTAATAAAGTGGTAACACATAGACTTTACAAAACCACATTCGCTATGGGCTTGCTCAGGGTCACTATTATGGAGAACAAATTTTCCATCTACTTTTTGTACTGCGGCTTTGTAAAAATCGTCTTCCTTCCAGTAGTGTAAATGAACTCCGTTTTCATCACTGAAAGCATAATCGGCTCCCCAGGTTGCAGGGTTAGCTCTTCCTTCAAAAAAAGATATTTTTCCTTTAAGAAATTTTTTAGCTTCTTCAAAATGCTTGTCTAAATCATTCATATTATGTATACTGACACCAATCCAATTGCCACCTTTTTTCTTGTATGAATCTAATGCTTCGTATAAACCTGGTACTGCATTAAGCCTTGTACCGTTTGTTAAAACCTGAACTCTTTTGTCCCATAATCTGTTAATGCCACGGATCCAATCGCAGATTGTTGGATTCAACAAAGGTTCTCCTCCAAGAATACAAATCCTTTGTAATCTTACCTTTTTAGCCCATTTTGCATAGTCGTCTTTGTAGTCGTTCCATTTTTGATAGCCAGAAAAGTTCCAATCGTTAAAACGATTGCATTGTGGACAAGCAAGATTGCAAACGTTGGTAATATAGAATTCGATATTAGGTATATAAGATCTTGGGTCTTGAGGATCTTCATCAGGAAAACGTATGTAATCATATCGCATTTTGATAATCCATTGTTATTTTCCAAGCAGTGCCATTGGCAAATTCATCTCTAGAAAACTGACTATGAGCAATATGTTCTAGCATTTCTTGCCTATCAAAGTTTGTTTTATTTTGCCACAGTTGTACTGCACTTTCGCCTAGTATTTCTATAGGCTTTCCTAAACAGAGAGCTTCTACTGCTGCCATACTATGATGAGTAATAACTTTTTTTGATTTTGTTATTAATGGTAAAATATCTTTGTACCTTTGTTGTCTGCTTGCTCTTCCAACTGGTTTATCTCTAACCAAACAGTATATATCCAAATTTTGATAATGTTCTAATGTTTCCCTTCGCCAGGTTTCATAATCTTTTCCAAACCATGAGAACAACTTGTTAGGAAGAGGCATCACTAGTAGATTATAGTCACCATCTGTATTCCAATCTTTGTATCTATCATCTAGCTCAAGTGTGTGTATTCTACTTTTGCCAAACCGACCTAGTCTTGTGTTCTGCAGACTGTTGCGGCTTATGCGGTAGTACCAAGGTTTTTTATAATTGTGATTGCCAATATAGCCATTGTCGATATAAAAAAAGTCTAAGTTGTGTTTATGTATTGATTCTTGAAGATACATTTCAAATGGGGCACTTATAACTAGAACACGATCTTCTTCTATATCATCAGTATTACTTACAATTTTACAATCATAATTTTTTATTAGATACGGAAAAAGATGCTCACGTATACGTAGTGATTCACTTGGTATTTGTATTTTCATTATCTATAATTTGTTCAAGGTTTCTTGTCAAAGACATTGTTTTCATAGCATTTTTTTCTAAATACTCTGGATGTATACGAACAATACTGGGTTTTATATGTTGTATGTCAGTGAATTCATTTGTATATAACATATGATCAGCTGGTCTAAATCCATGCATTCTTACTTGACCAATTAGGTTTTCAGCAGCATGTGGATGTAGGATGTATCCGTATCCTCCCATGCTATAAAGTCCTTGACTGTGAACAAATTTTCCATGATCTTCTCTGTCGTGCAGGCTCCATATTTCTTCTTCTTCATTCTCTTGCTCTCTAATCCAATCGTTGTACTGCTTACTATATGGATTAAGGTAGTCTAGTTTTAAAATATCACTAAAACGATGTAGTATATCATCTGGAAGTGGTCTAAGCATATACGCATCATGTTCGAATATCATGTAAGGTTCGTTGGCTTCTGCACACTCACACCAAAGAAAGTAATGA